GCGTTGCAATTCTTTTACTGAAAGCCCTGCAATCAGACAGTTCAAAAGGTGAAGTCGTCGTCGGCTCAAACAATTTAATCGAGTCCAATAATCCGGAAGCCGATGGGAAATTTATTGAACATTCAGGAGCCGGAATCGAGGCCGGTGAACGCGACCTTGATACATTGAAAAAAGAAATGGAACAACAGGGGTTGCAACCCTTAATCCGCGACCGAGTAAGAACAACCGCGACCGCAAACACAATTGGAGAATCCAAAGCCGAATCGGACGTTCAGTTTTGGGTCAAGAACGGCGAAACGGTCTTTTTAAAACTGTTTGAAATCACAGCCGAGATTATGGGAATAGACGAAGTAACTTTTTCGGATGATTTCAAGGTTGATATATTTGATGACTTTGCAATTTCAGCCCGAACTGTCGATGACATAAGAGCACTGCAAGTCGATAGGGTTTCCGGTGTTATCACTGATTCAACCTATTTGCGTGAAGCACGGAAGCGAGGATTGTACGGTGAAGAGCTTGACATTGACGCAGAAATTGAAGCAACCAAAGACCAAGAACCCAAATTATTGACCGGTCGCCGAGAGAATAAAGGCGAACCAAATGAAGAGAAAAATTAACATTTGCCCGATTTGCGAACAAAGCATGAATCGAACGATAAACGGGCAAATTAAAATAAACCAAGTACACAGGTGCGTTTCATGCGGTCAATTTATTTGCGACAAATGCACTAGCGAAAATGAATTGTTTTGTAAACCTTGTTTTGGATTAGAGGAAAACGAAAATGCCGACCGTCAATCAACAGCTTAAAGATTCAGCGGTTCGACATGCGGTGTTTCTGGAAAGACTCAAAGCAAGTCAGGAAAACGAAATACTAGCGTTCTTTGACAATGAAGTTTTTCCAGATTTTATTTCCAAACTCGAACGGGGATTGAGTGAAACGTTGACCAAACGTGAGCTTCGAGCATTGACCCGGACCTATACGGATTTCATCAATTCAGGGTTCGTTAAAGGCGAAGGAATCTTTTCAGGGAATTTGAACGCCATCGCAAAGCAAGAGGCCGTCTTTCAGTTTAATATACTTGCTGATACGAATTCATTATTGCCGATTGACTTAGTTTTTCGTCAACCGTCCATTGAAGTCCTTCGGCAAATCGTTTCAGGAACTACGGTGCGAGGGAAGCTGGTTTCTCAATGGTTTGCAGATTTAGGAAGTGATTTAGCTACTCGAACCGTTCAGCAAATAAACATCGGTTTGGTTGAAGGCGAATCCATTGAACAAATCGTTCGGCGGATAAAAGGAACCCGAACTTCGCCACAGTTGATTTCGAAATCACGGCGGGACATTCGGACTATTGTTAGGACTTCGGTGAACCACGTAAACACCCAAGCCCGTGAACAAACGATGAAGGAAAACACGGACGTTTTGAAAGGCGTTGAATATATTGCCACCCTTGACAGCCTAACAACTATTATTTGTGCAAACCTTGACGGAAAGATATTTCCAATTGGTAAGGGACCAAGACCACCACAGCATTTTAATTGCAGATCGACAACCGCTCCTGTCGTCAAGAGCATCCAAGAACTTGGCCTTAGATTTAAACCCGGGCGGGAACCGAAAAACTTTGTCGCAAAGTCCCGAAACATCAAAGGCAAAAAGAGAATTGTAAATGGAGAGGAAGTGAAAATAATTCGGACACGTTTGGACGGGAAACCTTCAATGCGGGAGACTTTTCCTCAATGGCTTAAACGTCAACCAACGGCGATTCAAAATGATACGCTTGGGGTTGGTAAAGCAAGGCTGTTCAGGAAAGGCGTTCCGATTAAAAAGTTCACGGATGGGAATAATCTGCCCTTGACTTTACAACAAATCGTAGTTCGCGAAAAAGCATTGATAGAATCGTTGAAATAGCGGGATGTTATTTCTTAAATCGAAAAGAATCAGGCGGGATGCTTGTTGAGGGCGGGATGCCCAAGAAAGGACGGGAACACATGGCACTTTTACCGAAATTGTCCGAGGAACTTTTTAAAGCATTGCCGGAAGCTATTAAGGAACATTATTCCAAACAAGATGCGGGTGATTATCTTTTAGATGTAACCCCGCAAAACGGAATCAAACTGGAGAATGTTGACCAACTCTTGACAACTGTTTCGACATTAAGAGGGGAAGTCAGCGGTCTGAATTCTCAAATCGGAGCGTTCAAACTCGAAGATGGAACCATAATGGACCCCAATATCGCGTTGAACGCTTTGAAAAAGGTTACCGAGTTTGGAACTTTGTCGCCTCAACAGCTGGCGGAAGAAAAGATTAAAACCTTCAAAGACGGCGTTCAATTGGCCCATCAGGGTGAATTGGATACGGTCAACGCAAAGGCTAAATCTTACTTCGAGCAATTAAAAAGTGTAAAGATGATTCAACAGGCAGAGTCAGCATTGACGAAAGCCGGTGGGAATGCCGAAGTGTTGCTTCCGCATGTTTTAAAAAAATTGATTATGTCCGAAGATGACAAAGGGATTTTGTCCGTTGGCGTTGATGACGGCAATGGAAACTTTCTAGTCAAAGACGGACAAGGGAATTTCAAAACGATTGCCGATGTTGTTGAAGATTTGAAAACCAATGATGCGTTCAAAGGTAACTTCAAAGCCGACATTAAAGGCGGTACGGGTGCAAAGGGCGGAGATAACGCACCGGGAGTCAGCAACATTGACGAAAGTGAAATGACGGATGCTGAATTGCTTGATAACGCCCGAAGATAGCGTTTAAGCATCGATAAAAATGAAAGGCACAAACCATGAGTTTTTTAACATTACTAGAAGCCTCAAAAAGAGGATTGGGAACCACAATGGAAAGGGCCGTTATTCAAATCTTCGCACGTCAAGCCAAGATTTTGCAATTCCTTCCTTTTCAACAAATCGCTGGTAACGCGATAAAGTATAACCGTGAAGATACCCTTCCCGGCGTTGCTTTTCGCGGTGTCAATGAAAGTTACACCCCGAGTCATGGAGTTTTGAATCCAATCACTGAATCTTTGGTGATTATTGGTGGAGAAATTTCGATAGATAACTTCATTCTTCAAACAGAGGGTGCAGACACCCGAAGCGTTCAAGAAGCAATGAAGATGAAAGCAATTGCTCAAGATTGGCAATTGAAGTTCTTCAAAGGTGATTCCGAAAGCGACCCGAAAGAGTTCGACGGTTTGCAAAAAAGAATCACTGGCGATCAGCTAATTGCGAATGGCGGAACTTCCGGCGGTGATCCGTTGAGTCTTGCCAAATTGGATGAAGCCATTGACAACACCCTTGAGCCAACCGCACTGGTTATGTCGAAAGCCGTTGCACGTTTGATTGGTCAGGCGGCCAGAAAACAAGCTTCGGACGTTGGCGGTCTTATCAGTTTTGATGTCGGAAATTTCGGTCAACGTGTAATGTCTTGGGACGGTCTGCCAATTATCACTATGGAAGATTTGAATGGACAAGACAACGTTTTGCAGTTCAACGAAGCCGCACAAGGTGGCGGTTCAACCGCCACTTCGATTTACGTTTTGAGTTTCGGCCCCGAACGGGTTATGGGGATTCAAAACGGTTCTTTGAGTGCACGTGATTTGGGCGAAAGTGACACGACCCCGCACCGCATTACAAGAATTGAATGGTATGCTGGATTGATGATTAAACATGGCCGTGCGGTCACTCGTTTGAGTTCCATTTCAAACGCCGCAGTTGTCGCTTAATCGTTAGTTTGGTTTTGTTTTAAACAATTTGCTTTTAAGAAAAGAAGGGAAATAAAAATGCAAACGAACACAGGACGCAACTTGAACCACGTCCAAGACGTTGAAACCATTTTGCACGATGGAGCGACTTTGACCGCAAGTTCAAACGGTCAAATTTCCGCATCGGACAAAATTCTCGACTTGGGCGGTGATACTTTTGTTCAAGGTATCATGGCCGTAAACGTTACTGCCATTATTATTAATGACAATGACGAGTTGTATGAAATCGTTTTGCAGGGTTCTACGGACCCGGCTTTTGCAAGCGATATTCAGGATTTGGCAAGCGTGAAACTCGGTGCACTTGAAGTTTTAAATGGTGATAACGACACGGTAGTCGGTCGCGTTGACGTACCTTTCGTGAATGACCATAACGGTGAAGCGTTCCAGTTTTTGCGGGCACGCATCATTGTGAGTGGAAACACGCCAAGTATTGATGCAGAAATTTACTTGGTTAAATAGTTCCCCTCACCTTCCATAAGGTGAAAACAAAGGATTGATGGGGCCGGTTGGTTCCGGCCCTGTCGCCCTTTTAAAAATAGAGAGGTCCGACAATGGCAACTGTTAAATTGAAAAACATGAAAGACGGTAAAATCAAAGAATTCCAAGCCGTTGACGCAAGGGAAATCCTAGCAAACGAAAATAATGATTTCGTCATTGTTGGGAGAGCACCGAAAAGCGTTCAGCCTTCCACGCAAGAACCTGAAGCAACAGTTAATCTTGCGGAAGATGAAATCAATTTTTGGCAACATTCACTTCCAGAATTGAAAGCCTTTGCGGATGACGCGAATATTGCCGGTTTTTTAAGAATGGGGAAAAAAGCAATCATCGGGAAACTTGAAGCGATGAAGTATAATCCTCAATCAAACAATACCAAAACTAAAGGGAAAACCAAAGATGAATAAACCTGTTGAAATGATAAACCCAACCGCGGGACGGGAAATGATTCCCTTCAAGCATGTTGAGGTTTATGAGGGCCGTGGCTGGGTTCGGGTTGAGGATTACGTTCCGAAACCAAGCGGAAACGCTAAAGCCGTTGTGCGTCCGGCCATCGTCATGGACTCGAAAATGCGTGAAGCTATGAAGTCTCACAAAACAAACAAAGACGAAAAAGACAAGGCCGAAGCCAAAGCCAAAGCAAAGAAAGACGAAACCAAAAAAATCGAGGATGATAAATAATGGCTTTAATCGTTGAGGACGGAACCGGACTCGCAAATGCCGAATCCTATTTGAGCGTTGCCGATGCGGATGCGTATTTCTTAGCACACGGCAATCCTTCGGATTGGGTCGATATCAAGGCAACCGGCGTTTTACATTTGCCTGTAACCCCAACAGACGGCGACACGGTTGTAATCGGGGCAACCACATACACGTTCCGAACCGCTTCGCCTTCGGTCGATGGTGAAATTCTTATCGGAGCCGATGAAAGTGAAAGCCTTCAAAACCTTCATGCTGGAATATTGGATGACATTGACATCGTTAATGGTTCGACCGGAAAGTTTCAAGTCATTGGAGCCAATGCAAATACGGGCGTTTCAGCGAGGGACGCAACGGCTAAAACTTTGAGCCTTGAAGCATTGACCGGCGGAACGGCTGGTAATTCAATCGTAACCACTTCCACTTTGACGAATTTGGCGAATCACTTTGAAGAAACCACATTATTGGACGGTTTAGACCAAAAAGAAGAAAGCCTTCGTTTGGGCACGCAGTACCTTGACAATGTCTACGCTCAACGCTGGAAGGGCCGAAGGAAAGAAGAACTTCAAGCATTGGCATGGCCACGCGTTGAAATCGAAGATTTTGACGGATTCATTATTGACACGGATTCGCTTCCGCAAAAATTGAAAGACGCAACGGCGGAAAGTGCTATTCGGAATATCACTGAATCGGATGGGCTGTTTCCAGACTTGGAAAATCAAGGCTTCATTAAAAGTCAGTTCGATAAAATTGATGTTCTCTCAACTAAAACGGAATTTGCCGGAGCGGGGGGAACGCCAACGGGCGTGAAAAGTTTCAGGATAATCGACGCTCTTCTTTCTTCTTTGATTTTCCTAAGCGGTAGATTGGCAAGGGGATAAAATGGGAACGGTCGAAAACGATATTAAATTTCGCAAACTTGCCCAAGATCAAATTAACGATAAAGGGAAGTTGGTTCAATTTAACAACAAAACTTCAACCTATGATGTTGAAACGGATTTAACAACTTTCAGTGCAGACGATTTTAAAAGTTTGAAGATTTCCCCACCGGCCCGATTTACGGAAGAACAAATAACGGGGGAGATTATTCAAATCGGGGATTTACGTACATTGGTCGCGAAAATTGATGTTGAAAACGCCAACTTTGAAATTCGCAAGCAAATGGAAATAACGATTGACGGAGATATTTGGTTCATCGAAAGTTTTTCACCGGTTTATTCTGGTGAATTGATTGCGATGTATGTTTTACAATTGAGGAAATAATGCCTACGGCTGAAATTGAAAATCTGAAAGAATTCAGAACCCAAGTGCGTGAATTTGCAGACAGACTTTTAATTAAAGATGTCGGAACATTCATCAGGGCCATTGCTTTTATTTTATTGAAAAACGTGATTGCGGCGGAAGATAAGGGCGGAAGCCATCCGGTTAAAACCGGACACGCTCGGAACAATTGGCAATTATCAATCACTGTTCCGAAGTCATCGATCATACCGTTTGAAACGGAATTGAGTGATGAACAAATTGAAAACAGGGAAGAAAGCGTGCTCGGAACGGCGGACGTGTTCGCTACAATTTGGCTAGTCAATAATGTCAATTACATTGGCTTTTTGGAAAACGGGACGAAAAAAATCAAACCGTTTAAGATGCTTGCCAAAGCCTTAGCGGCAACGGCAGACGAATTTCCAGAATAAAGGAACGCAATGTCATTAAAACACATTCAAATATTGTACCGCGAAGGAAATCAAAGACAAGAAATTGCCAATGTAAAAGATTCTCAAGCGGAATATGTCGGTATGCGGGACCAAGTTCCACCATATTACATTAGGACATTTGACGATGAGTCAATTCATAAAGTATTAGACATGGTGGATGGCGTGATTAAGAACGCTTTGGTTACAAAAAGGGAATGCTTAAACAAGAATCTTTGTGTTGAAGTTCTAACGGTTGATAAAAATGGTGCACCTAGCACATGGAGATTTGTGAGTAAAAATATGCAAACGGAACGGGACAATAAGGAAATTCAATTGCGAATGTATTACGATTGGACTTTGGATTTGAAAACTGAACACGGAAGTTTTGCGAATTATTTAATATCGTTGGAACTTCCGTCTGTATGGACTCTAAACACGGTTTAAAATATGATAATTTTTACAGTTGATGATACAGGTTCCCCCGATTTTAGCACCGTCCAAGCGGCGTTAAATTTTATCGAAACCATAGGTGGTGGTCGTGATGACAACTATTTAATTCGCATAATCTCTAAGAATAATTGGGGAGAGGATGTAGTTTTCCCAACTCCAATCGCTGATAACGGTTTTTGGATTATAGTTGAGGGGCAATTAGCTCAAGATTATTCCACTGCAACAGTGGGCAAAAATAAAATACTTCCCTTGGCCGGAACGGTTACGACATCTAGTTCAGCATTTAAAATTGGTGCGACGACCAAAGTTCACATAAAGGCTTTCCAATTCGCGACTTTCAGCGGAGTTGTAAACCCCGATCACATTTCAGACATAGATTCATCTGGTGTTGAAAATATAATAACATCCAACTGTATATTCTCTGGTGGTAACGCGGCCACGCAAGGCTTTGTCGCTACGGGAAATGATCTTATGATTTTTGGTTGTTCTTTTAAGGACACGACTGGAAGCCCCGCCATTATTATGCTTTCTAACACTTCCGTAAATCCCACGATTGATCGCGGGTTTAATAAAGTCCTGCATTGTTTTATTGAGACTTTAACTGGAAACGCGTCGAGGTGTATTCAATATCTTGGAGCGAGTGCAAATAGAGGTCGGACTCAAGGGAACAGAATTGAAAATAATATTTTGGTCCAAAAAAGACAAGCCTTCTCCGCTATCGTTATCTCCGGATCATTGTCGAATTGGCAAACTCCTTGGGTGGACGCTAACTGGTCAATCCAAAACAATGTCTGTATATATGTCGGAAACGTCAACTTCCTTGACGGTCAAACATTAGATACCAATTCTTTTTATATACAATGGCCCAGCCCGTCCGATGCGAATTTCAAATTCCCCTCGGATTTCAATAGTGCATTTCCCATTTTTGATAACGACAGCGAAACGACAATTTATTCCACTACTCAGTTTAAAGAATTTCAAAGAATACAAGCCTTCGATTTCCATGATGACATGATTGGGACAGATTTATCATCTGAAAAAATAACTGTCGCTGGGGATGTGATCTTTGACCCAGCGATTGACGCTAAAGGAAACATCCGAACTCGATGGACACCGGGGCCGATTGAATTGATTTTAGGTTCTGAATCTGTCCCGCCTGTTTGGGATACGGCTACTGGAATTCAAACCCTTCAGGTTACAAACGCAAATTCACTCAAAGCGACTTGGAATAACGCAACGGACGTTGGCAGTCCGCCTGTAACTTATAATATTTATATTCGACCGCTTGCTTCGCCAGATGTTTTTGGTACTGATTCGATTTATTATTTCGGAACAACTGACAATCTCGAAGCAACCATTGACCGCGACCCAAACGACATTGACGCTGAAAACCCAATAGGACGGGCTTTGAAAGCCGGTATTGAATACTTTGTCATTGTCAAGGCAACCGATAAAAAAGGAAACGAGGACGTAAACATTGTTTTCAAAAGCGAAACGACTCGGATTGAATCATTCCCTGTTAAAAATATGCAGAATATTATTCGTACACGTTTCCGAAATCAAATTGAATTAGTTTTCTCGAACCTGTCAGGCCGGGTTCAGTACGACAACGCACCTTTGATTATCAAACCAAATGCTATTCACGTTCGCCTTGCCATCAGACCGGTAGGCAGTAACCAAGTCGCATTCGGGGCCGTCAAAAGGACGCGTAACACTGGAAGCATGGTTGCCTCTATTTTCAACCCAACGGGAAAAGGCGGGAAGGAAATGAACGATTTGGCGGATTTAATCCATGCGGAATTTGGCAAAATCACTGTGGAAGGAATTGTTTTCAAGGCTCCAACTAATATTTTGGTTGGACGCGAAGGCAAGGAATGGCAACTCGACGTTTCAGTTCCTTATCATGGTGATTCTTTAAAATAAGAAAGGAAACAAGACTATGCCCGGAGCAATTGCGGACCAAGTAGGTTTGGCCTTTGTGGTCGAATCAACATTTGGTCAAGTTCCATCGGGTCCGCCGACCCTTCAAGATTTGCGTTTTACAAATGAATCTTTGAAACAGGAAACGGACACGGTTTCAAGTGCGGAAATTCGCACCGATAGGCAAGTTCCAGCCGTTATTCGGACAGCAATCCGAGGCGTTGGAGACATCAACCTTGAATTTTCATACGATTCTTATGAGACATTCTTGGAAGCTTCTTTGCAATCGGCGGGTTTTTCTTCGCTTGTAACAAACACAGACTCAACCTATTCAATGGATGATGGGGACAATTCTATAAACGATTCAGCCAGTCAATTCGTTGTTGACGGATTTCTCGCTAATCAGTTTATCGAACTCTCTGGATTTACCGATCCTGCCAACAATGGCTTTTTCAAAATCGTTTCGGTTGCTGTCGGAAAAATGGTTTTGAGCCACGGCGTTGTTGTTACGGAAGCGGCGGGTGATACCGTTACCATTGATATGGGTGCACAAATCGTCAACGGAACGACTCAAACGAGCTATTTCATTGAGAAGGTTTTCACGGATTTATCGAATGAATTCGTTCGTTATTTGGGAATGACCATTGACACTTTCAGTCTTGACATCGCGGGTGAATCTATCGTTACGGGTTCATTTAGTTTCTTGGGTGCGAAAGCGGAATCCAACACAGCTACAGGCGGTGATGGTTCCAACACTTCCGTCCCAACAACCGAGGTTTTTAACACCGTTGACAATGTTATCGACGTTTTTGAAAACGCAGTTTCTTTTGTTGCAACTTCTTTGTCTTTCAGTTTGGGCAACAACTTGAGGGCACGGTCTGTCTTGGGTACGCTCGGTGCTGAAAGTGTTGGGGCCGGTAAAATTGACGTAACGGGGACGATCCAAGCGTTCTTTGCTACAAAAGCGGAAATGGACAAATATCGAAATTTCACCACAACGGCAATCACAGTGGTTTTGCAGGATGATGATGGGAACACTTACATCATTGATTTTCCTTCCGTGAAATATACGGACGGCGAACAAGTCGTAAGCGGTGAGAATACCGATATTATCGCAGATTTACCTTTTACCGCGTTCCGTTCCGCAACCGAAGGAATCACTATTCGGATTGCGAAATTTGACGCATAACCTTTTTAAATGAAAGTTGAGGGGAAACATGAGCGAGAAAGAAAAAACGAAACCGAAAGGCTTTAAGTTTTCAAATTTTAAAGTCAACAAAGACAAAGCAGAAAACGGTGTTGATTTTCAATACGCACCAACTTTGATGTTGAGAGTTGCCCGTTTTAATTCTCCAAAGGTCCAGAATTATTTACGCAAGAAACAGAAACCTTTCATGCGACAAATAAATCAAGGGACAATGGATGAAGAAACTAGCAGGGACATTTTAAGGAAAGTCCTTGCGAGGTTTTGCTTGCTGGGTTGGAAGGGTTTGATTGACGATGATGGAAAAGCAATTCCGTATTCGCCCGAAAAGGCGGAAGAACTTTTGCGTGAAACGGATTTCCTCACCGAGATTTTGGAAATTTGTCAATCAAGAGAAACCTTTCAGGATTTGGACGAAGATGATTTTGAGGAAGCCAAGGGAAACTCATAGAGGTTCTGGATTGGAATTTAGTTTACGGCGGGAACATCAAGAAGTATCGGGACATTGCTAAACGTCGAAGGGTCGAAGCCCTTGAAAACATTCCAGAACCTTTAGAATACTATTGGATTTTTTGGCAAATATTCAATGACCTTCACCGTTCAAGAACTGCTGGTTTTTCACCAAACCCGATTTCGATTTCGGAAGTTTTAGTTTATTCGGAATTTCGGGGGCTGGATGAAGTCGAAACAATGTTTTGTTTACGAATTGTCCAGTCCCTAGATTCTGCTTTTTTTGAATGGGTTGAGAAAAGATCAAAGAAAAAAGGTGGATAGATGGCTGTCCAAGAATCGACATTAAGAGTTGCGATTGATGCCCGAAAAGCTAAGAAGGGTGCGAATGATTTCAAGAAAGCATCGAAGGATGTTGAAAAAGGTGCTGTCGGTGCGTCAAATTCTCTCAAAAATTTCAACCGTATAGGCACCCGATCAGACAAGACGACAAATGTTTTAACGAGCAGTTTGAAGCGTTTGTTTATTGGTTTTTCTGCTTTTCTTGTTTTGAAAAGTTCTCTTGGAATTTTGACAGACTTTGAAACCGGAATGGTTGGCGTTGCGAAAACAACTGACTTGGCAGGAAAAGAATTAGCTCAACTGTCAGATGAAATCATAAGGCTTTCGACTCAAATTCCAGTTACCACCAATCAGCTTTTGGAAATCGCACAGTCCGCCGGCCAACTCGGGGTGCAGGGTGCGGATAATATTCTTTTGTTCACCGAGACAATCGCCAAATTAGGCGTGGCTTCAAATCTAGCGGGGGAACAGGCCGCGACGGTACTCGCACGACTTTTAAACATAACCGGAGAATCAGTTTCAACAATCGATACTTTGGCCAGCGTCATTGTCGCTTTGGGTAACAATTTCGCCACAACGGAAGCCGAAATTGCTCAATTTGGAACTCGAATCGCTACCACAACGGCTCTATTTAATGTCTCAAGTGCCGAGGCTTTGGCGTTAGGAACCGCCCTTTCAGCGTTGGGTCAAAACGCAGAGGCAGGCGGTACTGTCATCGGTAGGGCATTTATACAAATCGACAAAGCTATACGGGCGGGTGGTAAATCACTGGACGATTTATCTAAATTGACGGGAAAAACAACAAAAGAAATAACAAAACTTTTCAGGCGTGATTCCGTCAAAGGGTTTCAACTATTCATCGAGGGTTTGGAGAAAGTTATTGAATCGGGTGGGGATGCTTCGGCTGAACTTGAAAAGTTTGGTCTAACCGGATTGCGTGCCGTGCCAATACTTTCGACTTTGGCGAAAAATTCAAACATTCTTGCCGATGCCTTGGAAACAGCGAGTAAAGAAACCAAAAACGCAACGGCATTGAATAAAGAATCCGAAGCCGCATTTGATACTCTTGCGAGTAAAACAACTATTCTAACAAATACAATCAAAGCCTTCGTAACGCAATTCAAGGAATCAAATGGGATTCTTAAAGAAGCGGTCGTGTTTGCCACCGATGTGATTAGAGCCTTGATTGGAATGGAATCGTCAATCAAAGGAAATGTCTTTATCGCTTTAAGTCTAGCTTCCGCGATTAAAGTTTTGACTGTAGCTTTAACAATTTTGGCTGTTATGAAAATAGTTCCGATAATGATAGCCTTTACTGCCACAATGATAAAAGCCACGGCTACGACCATCGGGTGGGGAGTAGCCACTAAAGCCGTAACGGTCGCTCAAAACGCACAAACAGTTGCGACGGTAGCCTCTGCCACAGCGACAACAGGCTTGACGGTCGCAATGGCCATAAATCCTTTCACGTTTTGGTTAGTCGCTATAACTTCCGTGGTTGCTGTGATGACTAATTTCTTTGGTCTTTTGGATTCAGGAGCATCGAAACTTGACAAACTAGACTCCCAAATTGACGGAATCAATTCAAAATTTGAAAAAACAGAGACTAATATCGAACGAGTCATTAAAAGTCTTGCACGTTTAAGCACCGAACGCACACGAGGTCAAGAATTTGGAACCATTGAAGAAGAAATAACTGTTATAAATAGATTGATTAATACTTTAAAGGAGCAAAGCGTTTCCTTCCGTGTTTTTGAGGAGCAATTTAAATCTCCGATAATATTGGGTGGGAAAAAAGTTGAATTCCCTTCGGCTAAAGAGATATCAAAATTGTTAAGTGAAATTGTTGGCTCAAAAGAAGATATTCAGTCAATAATTGGTCAAGTCGTTAGTGATCGAAGGAATGAATTCGCAGAAATTATTAAGAGATTGAGTCCAGATTTGGGTTCGGAAGAACTTCAAAAAGCAATTGATAAAAGCGTCAAAACCCTAGCTCAAACATTGGGAACCTTTGACGAGAAACTGGGGTTTAAATTCTTAACCTTCCGTGATGTGGCGGATATTTTAGAATTAAAAATGTTAGACTTGCGAAGCGAGGCGGACAAATTAGAGAGTTCTTTGGCTTCAAGCGGTCCGTCAGGTGTGAAATCCTTTGATGAAATAAATAAAGTTATTAAATCGTCTATTGATTTCTTTTCCGATTTGATAAATAAAACACAGGAATTCATAAACACTTCAAAGGCAGAATTTCTAATTGACCAATTAAAAAAGCAAAATGAATTTCTGAAATTAAATAGAAATGAACAAGAAGAGGCGTTGGCTGTAAATCAAATAGCCAACAAACTAGCTAGGGATGGAATAACTTTAACCGAACAACAGATTCTAAACATCCGTGGTTTGATTACTGAACGGCAAAAAGACCGAGAAGCGATTAAACAGCAGGCCGAAGCGACAGAGAAACTTAAAGATGCTTTCAAGGGCGTTGGGGACAGGCTCAAAGAAATCAAAGACAATGCGAAAAATCTGTTTGCCAATATCGGAAAAGACATTGCCGGTTTTGCTTTGCCTAGCTTTCTTGGTGGTGTTCGGGAGCCCACTGATTTTGGTGCAATTGCGGGAGACCCTGAAAAGAATCCGTTTGGACTTTCTGAAACTCAAATAGAGCAATTAGACAAACTGGGTTTTGCTTTTGATGGCTTGGCCGCATCTGCATTAAATTACCTTTCCGCTTTGACTTCTGTTGCGGATGCTACGAATCTTGCGACTAGAGCGGCATTTGAGCCGATGGCGGCGGCTTTATCAGCCACAACGGGTGCTTTTATAGAACAGGCAATTGCCGGACAAATTTCAGGCCGTTTGCTTGCTAAGTCAGCACTTGAAGCGAGTTCGGGTGTCTTGAAAGCCATTGCCCAAGAAGCGAGTGCGAAAGCAATATTCGCTTTGGCCGAAGGGTTGTTTTTCAAAGACCCTAGCAAAATCGCCGCCGCAAAATTATACGCAAGCGTGGCTGGGGTTGCGGGAGCCGGTGCAATTGCACTCGGAAGGCTTGCATCTGGGATTGGCGGGGGCGAAGATACTGCGGACAGAACTCGTTCACAATTCGGCGGGGGCGGTCAATTCCAAGCTGGAAATCTTACTTTCACGGGTGCCCCAGTTACACGGACCGAAGATACACAAACATTTATTTTCAGGTTCGAGGGTGAACCGGGCGGGCTTTCAGATAATACAGAATTCACGGATAAGTTAATTGAAACTATTGTCAAAAGAGTTGGCGACGGCAAAACACTTATAAGGCGAGCATGATGAGTTTTGAACTCCCAATTATTGCGTACAAAAATGTTTTGGAACTCGGAGCCCTTACGGTAACGACAGAGGAAGCCGGATTCCCAAAAGAAAATATCCTCGACCTTCGCTTGAATACGGTCTTTTCTCCCACTGGAACGGGAACCCTTCAAATTGACGTTACGGGCGTTCCTTCGCAGTTAGTCGATACTTTGGTTATCGGCGGGCATGATTTGAATACAAGGGGTGCAACCGTTGAGGTTTTCAGGGACACGGGGACACCCGTTTCGCTCGGAAGCATAACGCCCGTAAATGATGACCAATTTCTTTTGAAACTAACAGACGGAACGGACACCAGTTTCCGTATCGAGATCACTGGATTAACTGGCGTTCCTGTCATTGGGATTATCATGTTGGGAAAAAGAATTGTTTTCCCTAGAACGCCCGTTCAGGGTTTTAACTTTGACGACGTTACGGGCTTCGGTGAAACTTTCGTTTCCGAAACGGGTCAATTCTTGGGTTCAGCGAATCAATTTGTTCAAAGAAATGTTTTGGCAACTTGGGATTTCTTGCCGGACGATTTCATAAACGATGATCTTTTACCATTTCTATACAATCATTATATTTTGGGTAAACCATTCTTTTGGGTTCTTCAATTTGACCCGTCAAACAATAGAGTCTTTCACGTTTGGCCTCCAAAGAATCCAAAAATCAACATGCGGTATTTGGTTAATGAACGTGATTTTGAATTGATTGCTAGGGGTGCATTACAAAGTAATTTTGAGGTTGGTAGTTAATGGCCGATTATTTAACTAAAGTCAAAGACCCGTCAAGAACATTTGTCCAATTGGTTGAGATTGATTTGGACACTTGTCTTTTGACCTATTCAATTGCACCCTGCACGGCAAGCGGTGGTCAATGCTCGAATACATTTAAAACGTGTGAAGATAAAGCAAATTTCGATTTGGGTGTTAAAACGTTTTTGTTCCAATCAAAACGTTCGCCTTTGGTTTTGAAAGGGCTTCAGGCAATCCCTTCTTTGGTTTCAGTTTCCCCCGTATCAACTGAAATTGAACCGCGGGAATCAATCACAATAAACCCAAGAATGGAATTCATTTTCGATGATGAACCGGACCCCCAACCGTTTAACCATGACAAGGGGGCGGGCTTCTTTCATCCGCTTAGGAAATCAACCTTTTGGAAAATCTTAACTTCGATTCATCCAAACTTTCGGCGGAAGCCAATCCGATTGTTTGAAGGTTTTCCCGATTCGTTAAAATCTGAATATCGTTTGAAATTTTCAGGCATCATCGAAAATATTGAATTTGTTGACGGTGAAAAAGTGAGAGTAACCGCAACGGATGAAATGAAAAAATTCCGTGAACTGAAAATTCCAAACGCAATTTCAAGCTCCAACGTGACAACCTCGCTTATTGATGCGGTAACGACAACGCTTCCAGTTGCAAACGGTGACGAATTTAAATTGTTGTCCGGCGGTTTTGATGCCTACGTTAAAATAATTGATGATTTGAACGGCGATGAATACGCAAAAATGACGAATATTTCCGGCAATGACTTAACGATTGAGCGAACCGGATTGTTTGGAACTTTTGTAAATACTCACGCTCAAGGCGTTAAAGTTGTTCAGGTTGCACCCTTTTTGGATGACGCGGACACGGGGGCCGATGGTGATGAAGGTCAAAACCCCGTC